AGAACAAGAAACACACGATGATTATATGCAGTATGTAAATGATGTGCATTGGTATGGTATGCACAAATTAAAATCACTATACTATTTTAGGTCTGATGCAGCTAGAGCAGCAGAGAATGTTAACATAAAAGTTCCACGAATAAAACTAGACGAAGTGGACTGCATAGCTTGTGAGGGATAATATGAAATGTTGGCACTGTAATACAAAATTAATTTGGGGTGGAGACCACGATATTGAAGAAGAAAACGAAGATTACATTATTGAAACTAATTTAAGTTGCCCTAATTGTAAAACACTTGTTATGGTTTATTTACCAAAGGAGGAAAATAATGAGCTTACTTAGCACTAGAGATTACTACAAACCGTTTGACCATCAATGGATGTTTGATTACTATGTTTTGCAAAATCAAATGCACTGGATGCCAGAGTCTGTACCACTACATACAGATGTAAAAGATTGGCAAGAGTTATCAAACACTGAAAAGAATTTACTTACTCAAATATTCAGGTTGTTTACACAGTCTGATGTAGATGTTGGCTCTGGGTATATAGATAGATACATGAGAATATTTAAAAAACCAGAGGCAAGAATGATGATGGCTTCGTTTGCTAACATGGAATCTATTCATCAACATGCTTACAGTTTATTATTAGATACTGTTGGTATGCCTGATTTAGAATATAAAGCTTTTTCAGAATACGAAGAAATGTCTGATAAGCATGAGTATATTAGTAAGTTAAAGACAACTATAAAAGATAAAAAAAGTATTGCAAAAACTTTAGCAGTTTATTCAGCTTTTACTGAAGGGCTACAATTATTTAGTAGCTTTGCAATCTTGTTAAACTTTCCAAGGTTTGGTAAGATGAAAGGTATGGGTCAAATAGTCACATATTCTATCCGAGACGAGTCAATGCATGTTGAAGCAATGACAAAACTTTTTAGAGAATTTATTCAAGAGAACCTAGATATCTGGACAGATGATTTCAAAAAAGAAATATACCAAATATGCAGAGAGATGGTTAAATTAGAAGACAAATTTTTAGACTTAGTGTTTGATATGGGAGACATACAAGGACTAACTAAGAAAGATATGTATGCTTACAATAGATACATAGCAGATAGAAGACTGCTACAGTTAGGATTAAAAACTAATTATGACCAAAAAGAAAACCCTCTACCTTGGCTTGACGAAGTAATGGGTGTAGAACATCAAAACTTTTTTGAAGGTCGGGCTACTTCTTATATGAAAGCAGGGTTGCGAGGAAGACAAGACCAAATAACTTTTACAGCTATGGAGGATGATAGTGTCGAAGAATAAAAAAGAAGCAAACTTAATAAGTTTTAAAGTATTAATAACAAGTAATAATCAAATTGTCACTGAGTTAAGTATGCTACCAGAAAAAGATGTAGATAAAGTTTTTAAATTACACGATGAGAATCAAATAGTTAGAACTATCCTGAAGGCAGGTCGAAAAAAATTCGCCACCTTACATGATTACTTTCAAAGTGAGCTAGATATTACGTAGCTATATTGATGTAAGACCTGCATAAACTATACTAGCTGTCACCCAAAACAATATACATAATACACACACTTCTCCTTTTCCCACTAACTACCTCCATAGTTTTATTGTGCTAAAGGATTTCCAGATTGTTTCTTTAATCCTTCAACTTCTGTTTTTAACTTAGCTAAATCAATAATAATAGATTTATTATCGAGTTTATCTAATCCTTCTTTCAAGTTAATTATTTTAACTTCAATTCCTTCAAAGCGTTTTTCTATTTCAACTACTGAATTTTTAGTTGAAGATATAGCTGAAACTTTTGTTTCAACAGCTTTTAATCTACCCATTAATTCTGCTCCTGCGTAGCCAAATCCACTAATAGTAGATACTAAAGCAACAGTAGCTATTAGTTTATTTAAATTTTCTTTCATCCAATCCATAATATACTCCTATAAATTTGGTTGTAATAATTTTAATTTATTTAAAGTTTGAATACTTTGTAAGGCTAAAGTATTAAAGCCATTATTATTATCGCTTAATTTATTACCGATGTAAATACTTTTTGGTTCATACCAATCTTTTTTATTAGGTAATTTAAGCTTAGAATAATTACTAAATCCGGGCACAAAGTTTATATAAGCTATAATTTTTTCTTCATTACCGTATTCTAAACTTCCAGAATTACGTTCTTCCATAGTTTCTTCTGCTTGTTGTTCTAAATTTTTAGCAACTATGTTATCAGCTATAGTATCAGCTTCTGATTTATTACTATCTACACCTATACTATCTTCTGTACTTGTACTACTAGTAGTGCTATCTATTGACTCAGTTTTTATATTAGCAGATAATGTTGTATTAGTCAAGCCCATGTCTATATTTAAAGACATATTAGTTTGCATCTGATTAGACATAGACACATTACCAGAGCTAGAGTTTGTACCTTTAGCATTTACATCTGTACCTGCAGTTGTACCTGAGACACTATTTTTAGCAACGTTCATAGTTGCAGCAACCACATTAAGTTGAGTTTTAGTTATACCAGATTTTTCATTTATAGTAGCAACACCAACAACAGCTTCAGTAATATCTTCTGGTTCTAGTTCTAGCTCTTCTTCAAATATTTCTTCAAACAATTCTTCTACTTCTGCTACTCGTTCTTCTTCTGCCTCTATTCTTTCTTCTTGTCTTATTTCTTCTCTTAGTTCTTCCACAATAAAAGGTACAGTTTCTTCTTCAATAAATGCTTCTAGTTCTTCTATCGATTCAAATATTAAAACTTCTTCTGGTGGTTCTTCTATAACTTCAAAAGTTATTTCAGGTCTTAATAATATATCTATAGGGTCTTGAAACTCTATAAGTGCTATAAGTTCTTCTGGATATAATTCTGGTAAAGTATCTGTTTCTAAAAATATATCTTGGAAAGGTTCTGGTTCTTCTAACCCTTGAAAAGTTAAACGAGTAGGGTCTGTATAAAAAATTATTTCCGGTTGGTATTCTTCTTCAACAAAAATACCGGTAGCCATTAGTTCTTGCTCATCAACAAAACCATAATCAAATTCTTCTTCTTCTAAAAAATAACCTACATCTTGTTCAAACCTATAACCGGCACAGAAAGGTGCGTATTGTGGGTCTAAATTACACTGTTGGTCATCGAATGCATCCCAATAAAACGGACACGATTCACTATACAAAGCATCAATATTACATTGTTGGCTTAAATAAGCTGCAGCATAGCCAGAACAACTAGGGTCATTCAGTGGGTCGCTACAATCAGTACCATTACCACTACCAATACCATATAAAGAACCACCATTTTCTAATAAATTGTTTTGAATACTATTGTTCCAATCAACTGAAGAACATGTATTAGCAATATTTGTTGTGCCAGTACTACATTCATCATAGAAAAGATAGGTATATGTTTGAGAAGAACTTCCTTGTTCTCCTATCAAGACATCGTGTTTGTTTATATTCAAGCCACCATATCTAAATTCAAAAGTATCATTGGTCCACAACACTACTTCAAAACTATTATCTGAACCACTACGGTTGTACTCTCTCATGTTGTACCAACCAAAAACAGTTTTATCAGAAAAGTTTTTAGCTAACATTTTAGAGTTATTATCTCTAATTAAGTCAGTCCAAAATGGAAATAAAGTGTTAGTGTATTGAGGTAAAGGGTCTGGTGTATAATCACCACAATAGTTATTGTAATTAATATTACCTGTACCTAAACCAAAATGTAAGCAACCGTTAGTTGCCATACGAGCAGAGCTATAGCCAGAGCCATAAAAATCAAAAGTAAAATCTAAATTAAACGCTGCTGATAATTGGTCATCACCACTATTAAGATTAGTGGTACTTGCTTGATTAGTTAAGTTAAATAAACTCTGATTAGATTCGTAAATATAAGCTGAACTTAATAGACTACTAAAAAAGATTAAAGCTATGCTTAATTTTTTCATTAACCATCGTTTTTATACTTTGCTCTTTCTGCTTCTAATAAAGCGTAATGTTCTTTTTGACAAGAAGATTTGCTTTTAGGTATGCCTTGATACTTACCGTTTTTCCATCTAGTTTTTGTACAAACTTTAAAAAATTCTTTTTTATCTAATTCATAAGTAGGCATTTTTTCTGGACTATACGCCCATGCTTTTGCAGCTTCATCACCAACTTTACCAAAAAAAGGACAAGGAGTACCTGCCATACGCATAGCTTTAAATACTCTAGGGTCTTGACAAAGAATAGATACAGCAGCTACTTTCATACCAGAATCGTATAAGTATTTAGAAAGTTTTAAGCGTTCACAATTTTCATCTCGTACAGATTTACCAGTAGAAAAACCAAAAAGTTGTCCTTGAAATGCACCTGACACACCAGTGGTACAAAGGTCTTGTGAGTAAGACATGATACTAGGAGCAATCGCAGAGGCTGGAGGAGATTTAATGTCTTGCTCTATAGTTTGTGTTGAACTAGAGGTACTGTTATTATTGTTATTGTTAGTACTGCTATTAGTGTTTGTATTTGAGTTAGCTGTTGTGACATTAGATGTACTGTTGCTAGTGTTGTTATTAGTATTAGTGTTGTTATTTGTGTTATTGTTTGTAGCAGTTTGAGTTGAAGTAGAACTTACTGTTGAAGTATTAGTATTAGTGTTAGTAGCTGTACTAGTATTAGTGTTAGTGTTAGTACTAGTATTGGTATTGGTATTTGTATTTGTATTAGTATTATTATTGGTGTTAGTATTCGTATTAGTATTATTAGTAGTAGTAGTATTCGTAGTGTTTAAACTGTTTTGTTCACAATACTGTTGTCCAGCACTACAATCTCCTGTTTGAGCTGCTTGAATATTGTATGCTAGTAATAATCCTGCTATTAAAATTAACCCTCTTTTCATTTTATCTCCTATTTATTTCTGTGTACTCCTTTCATTTTTTCGTATGACCTTAAACCACCAAGTCCTAACATACCCATAAGAATTGTGCTTAACTGTGAAAACTCAAACTCAGGCATTGGCGTTTCTATTCCTGATAACTTTAAAGTAAACCCTAAGAAAGGAGCTATTACAAAGTGATAAGCTAAAGCAACTCCACAAGTCCAACCTACAAAAGGTCTCCAACCTGCAACAAACATACTTTTATGTGCTGCTTCTTGTTTGTTTAAATCTATTTGTGCTAGGTTAGCATCGTGAAAAGCTGTTTTTAATTCGTGTTCTAATTTAGCTTTTAAATCTTTATCAACTACAAATTTATTAAGTACTTTACCAGCTACTCCTATTATTGATTCTGCTATTGGCATAATTATTCCTCCGGTTTAATTTCAAAATTATTTTCTAAAGTAGAATTAACTTTATCCATAATGTGTTCAACTAATTCGTCTACTTTATCTTCATAAGTTTTTTCTAAAGCTTTTGTAAAATACAAGTCTAATAAATTTTCGTAAACATATCTAAATTCTTCTCTTTTTAACCAAGGTTTATTGTCTTTGGTTTTAGATTTACAATCTATTTTGTAAGCTTTATCTAAATCTTTTTCTCTATATAATATTAACATTAGTAGCTCCAAATACGAGGAGTGGCTCGTGAGTTATCCATGTCGATATGAATAAATCTCGAAGCACGGTCTCCTTTTTGTGCAACTCCTATCCTATTAATACCCTCTTCCAGAGCTATTTTAACGAGTGTCATGGCTTGTTCTCCGTTGACAAGTATGTCCATAGCCTTACCAGAAGAATGAGCTCCGGGGGTGCTCTTTTTAGCTTCTATGGGGTGCTCTGGAGAACGATAAGCACTACTTACTTTGAAAGGAAAACCACAACGTTCTCTAATCCTTTCAACTGTTTGCATAAATGCCCAGTCCATATCACATAGACCGGTGTGTTTGCATTTTAGTTCATCTTCTGTAAAGTATTTATACATTAGCTTTTCTACTTTGTAATTTTCCTAATAGTCCACCACCTTTTCTAAAGGCAAATCTAACATCGCTAGGAGCTTCAGTACCATCAGAAAGATTTAAAGGTTCAG